CCATGCTCGTACCGGAAAGGAAAAAACTTTCCTACACTCCGAGCTGCTATTCAAAATTAATTTGAGTCGGATAGGAATTGATACCTATTGATGACATTGAATCTGACCCGATCTATTAGGTAGCCATCGCTTCGTTTCAGAGGCACAGCTTTATGTACACTATACTGTGCGTAATAGAACTTCTCAAGGCTGCATGTCCTTCCACGCTGCCGCTCAAAATGGTGGCCCCAGTGGGTAACGCTCCCACATCTCCTGATTGAAAGTCAGGCGAACTAACTTCTATTCTATAGGGCCAAAAAATGAACAGCACCCGATTATTCCGCGCACGGTTATCTGTTGAAAAACATCAATATGATTACACCGACTCCTGTTTTACAAACAACTAGACTTCTGTTCAAAATGGTGCATGTGGAAGGATTCGAGCCTTCAACCTACAGATTCGTAATCTGTTGCTCTATCCAGTTGAGCTACACAAGCATAAATGGTCCAGCATGAGGGACTCGCACCCCCGATAATTCCGCCCCAAACGGAATGCCATAGCTACTAGGCGAATGCTGGATATGAAATGGTGGTGCCGGTGGGACTCGAACCCACGATGTTTATATTTCCGGTTAAAAGCCGGAACCAATCGCCGCTATGGGGACGACACCATAAAAGTTTAGTAAGTTTAATCTATTACCCCATTGCCACTCAAAGTTTGGGGAAACCCCGAATGGGCGAGCGCATTGCCCGCCGACTGAACCTACAAAATGGCTGGATAGGTAGGGATCGAACCTACGACCTACGCATTAACAGTGCGCCGCTACTGCCACTGAGCTACTATCCAGTAAAATGGCTGCGAAAGATGGACTTGAACCATCACTTCCCGATTAACAGTCGGGCTGTGCTACCTTAACACTATATCTCAATAAAATGGTGTTTCGGGTAGTTTAAATGTATTACCGCCGATACTTTCAAATATTTCTTTTTGATATTAAATAACATTTAGGATATGTATATGTTATGAAACTAACAGAAATACTTTTAAATGAACTTTGCACTTCTTGGTTACAGTCCGATGGGGAGGATTATTATAATATTATTCATGCACCAACGTGGTCAACAGGAATGTGTTGTGAAATATCAGATTCACTGGCAAATTTCTTAAATAATAATGGATTTCCACAAGCAAAGACCGTAGATGTTAAACATATAGTTTACAAACTACCACACACAGTTGTTCAAGTTGGAAACTTTATAATAGATTTTACATACAGACAATTCGAGGATGATGGTAGCGTCCCATATATAACATCAGTGTTAGAATATAAAAAAGAATTTGATTTTAAATAAATGGTGGACGACCCGGATCTTGCAACCGGAATTACTGATCTTCAGTCAGCAGTGATACTTTTTCACCAATCGTCCAAAAATATTTTGATAATGTATATGGTTGGCTTACTCACTCCGCTCAATGCAAAGTGGTCGGACTTTGAACCCGTTACACGTCTTCCATGTGCCGTAAGATTTTAGAGACGAAAACACATACACTATCAAAATTGATTCGCATGGTTGGATTCGAACCAACGGCACGTGCTTTATCACACTTTCGCGGTGTCATTTACCATCATAGTGAGCACTGGTCTACCTCTGAACTACATACGAAACTGGTGCAGTAGGCGGGACTCGAACCCGCAGACCTCTTCGTTGGCAACGAAGCATTCTACCATTGAACTACTACTGCATATAAATTGGTGGCGATGGTAGGATTCTAACCTACAACCTGCTGTTTCGAAGACAGTCGCTCTATACATTGAGCTACATCGCCATATTCTGGAGCCAGATACGAGAGTCGAACTCGTTTTTCAACTTTACAAGAGTTGCACATTACCACTTATGTTTATCCGGCACAAAAAAGCGAAGAATTCAATCTTCGCTCTTGTTTTTAAATTGTAAACAAAATCTTATTCTTTCTTTTCTTCTTCTAGTTTTTTATATTGATTCGAGATCGACATAATACTAGACATAAATATTTTTTTGGTAGCGGCTCTGTCGATGCCAACTGCTTCTGCTTCAATGAAAGCATCTCTCATTGCCTTCTTCAAGTTTGCTTCAAAATCAGTTTTGATCTTTTGAACTTTTTGTCTAGCACCAGCCCGCATCTTAGATTGCTTACCACCGCCAACGCCCGGATTTTTTGGATCAAACGTTTTCTTATACTTTACACCCTTGTCATGTGTTTGAGCAAATCTGTCGTAATGGGATTTTCCACTGTCCGGACTTTCCGGTGCAAAAGTTTTCTTGATACCTGACCACATATCAGATCCCCAACCTTCATCCATTTCGTGTTCTTGAATAACTTCTTGAACGCATTCTGCTATCAACTGTTTTAGATCTTCGTTTGTCATATGTTGTATATTTTATATAAATATACATATAATAACAAAAACATCTAATAATTTGGTGGAAGAAGAGGGATTCGAACCCACGGAAGCTTGCGCTTCGGGAGTTTAGTAAACTCCTGCTTTAAACCACTCAGCCATCCTTCCATATCCTAAAATGGTGGGCACGCTTGGACTCGAACCAAGGGTTATCCGAAGAGGGGACATTTACAGTGTCCTGCAATAGCCGCTATGCGACGCGCCCATAAAAATTATTTGTTTTTACCACACCAAGTTGGTGTTTGGCAATGACAATTTGGACAAATCATTCTTAGATTTTCCAATTTATGATTGTGCGGATTTCCATCTATATGATCAAGTTGCATTATTAATTCTTTACCTGTCCAACTTGTTATCCCACACACTTCACATTTATTTTCTTTTATTTTTTCTTTTATAATTCTATTTTTTAATTTAAAAGTTTGATACTCAGGGTGTTTTCCTTCAAGTATTTCCGATAATAAAATTTTGCACCCTTTGTTTCCAGTATAATCTTTATTTTTCCAAGCCAAACCTAATTTTTTGGCTCGTCTCCATAAAGTTATCACCGTAACTTTTAATTTTCCGGCTGCCTCGTGTAGCGTGCATTGCTCATTGTATACTCGGATAATGTCAGCATCCGAAACTTTAACGTTATGATTTTGTTTCATATGTAATATATATAGACCTGAAATCTAAACCTATTACATTTTTATTATTTTTTCAAAAAATTGTCATTTGAGTCAACCTCAATTTCGCCAATGACGTGGCGTTTGCAAAATGGTGTACACCGTTCATGTTTTTTGTCATGAATCTTCGGTTTGGTTGGATACCAAACCTAGCACAAAATGGAGCGGCAGACAGGGATCGAACCTGCGACATCAAGTTTGGAAAACTCGCTCTCTACCAACTGAGATACTACCGCAAAAATTATTTCTTATTTAAGAAATCTTCCGGTTTCTTAGCAAACTTCTTTGAAAGAAGTGTTAAACCTTGAAGGATTTCTGGACTTATCACACCAGTTATTCCATAACTGATTGCTTTTGTTAAGCTACTTACTTCTATTTGTTCTAAAATAAACCATGCGATTGTTGAACATATCGCAGCGGCGATGATTCGTTTGATTTGTTCACCATTAGTACGTTTTACACCATCCATGAAAGTTCTTGCTACCATACCCAGTGCTCCGATCAGAGCAACAACCCATCCACCTTTTAAAAACTCGACGAGAATATCTTTGTCTTCCATAAATTATAATGTATGTTTATAAATATGTTTCATGTCTAACAAAACTTCATTTTTATTTACTTTTTTTAAATTTGGTGGAAGCCGTGGGAGTTGAACCCACACGAATAGTTCGATTAAGAATCGAATGCCCGTCCACTGTAGCTTGACTTCCATATAGTTTTTATTTATAGTCGCAACTGATAATAACGACTGGAAAATGTTTGGAGAAAAGTGCTTATCCTACGATCCGTAGGGAATATTGCACTTTTCTCCAACTTTATATTAAAATAAACATGTCACTTCGGCCTCACAACAGATAAACTATCTCTGTTGATATTGATTCCCACAAAACGGTCGCTATCGCGCCGGTGGCTATTTTAGTGCTTCGGGGTGCATTTTTACCCATCTAAATTGTATTGTGAAAAAACTTGAAATTGATACCTATCATTAGGTTCCCCAGACTCTACTTACTTTTTTTTATTTGTCAAACTTTTTTATTAAATCTCCTAAAATAAAAAACCCACCTCTTTTTAGAAGGTGGGGCAATTTAGGTTAGACTTTTTATAGTCTCCTTATGCCACACCTTTCGCATCACGACCTGTATTGGTTCCTAGTGTCGGTTGCACAATAAAGCACAAGCTCCAATAGGAGTTCGAATTTTGTGATTTATGTGCTACGCTGTTCATATAATGATGCTTTGTTATTTAATAAATACAACTATGGTATGAAAAAAATCAAATGTCAATCACTTTTTTATTAAAAACGTGATATTTTTTCACTTTTTTTGTTAAAAACGATGAATTATTTGGAAGTTGCTCTAAAAACGCCGTCCCAATCTGGGGGAAGATTACTCTTTCTAAGCTCTCCGATTCTTTCTATCATCATCTCATAATAGTGTATAAGTTCTTTATTATGTTTCATTAATACATCCGCTGTGCTAATAGCTTTATCCCAATTTTGCATTCTGTATTGATTCAAGAACTCGGAATGCACCGAAAACACCGCACTTTGAAACGGTATTCCTTGATTTTCAAGTATGGTATAGATTTTTACACCTTGTTTCTTTCCTTTTACAGCAATGCAATCCAACTCAACACATTTATATTCGTCTTTTACCATGTCGTATGTCTTTGATCCGATGATAATACGCACACCGTATGATTTACTTTGACCTTCTAGACGAGATGCCAAGTTCACATGATCTCCCAAGCAGGTATAGTCGAACCTTTGTGTTGACCCCATGTTTCCGACAACAACGTCACCTGTGTTTATACCCAGTCCCATTCCAAATGCAGGAATGCCTTCATTTTTTATTTCGGAATTAAAAGTGTCCAACTCTTTTAGCATGGACAGTGCGGTTTTCACAGCGTCTTTGGCGTGATTTGGATTATCCAACGGAGCATTCCAAAAAGCCATCTGAGCGTCACCGATATACTTATCCAGGGTACCATCATTTTCTAAAATAGCTTTTGTCATGGCGGTCATATATCTGTTCATAATCTTCGTTAGACCTTGAACATCCTTGCCATAGTGCTCTGAAATTGCGGTGAACCCACGAACGTCTGTAAACATTATGCTCAATTCTCTTTCATCTCCACCTAACTGTAATAGTCCAGGATTCTTCTGCAACTTTTCCACCAAAGCCGGAGCTAAATATGTACCGAATTGCTTCTTGATTTGCATCTTGAGTTTGTATTCCATCACAAATCTCATGAATATTGCTCCTACCCACGGCAAAAATAAAGCCAGTGTTGGCCAAGTGTAATCTAACAAGTAGCCGTGTTTATTAAAAACATAAAATCCAACTGCGGTTGGTACACATAAAAGAACGGTTATCAAAACACCATTGTAAACATATCCAAGATATGCAGCAGCTAAAATTAAAAGTATAGCAATAGTTACACCGGAAATTAATTCATATAAATCGAACTCGGCTTTTCTTTCTAATCTGTTTCCGTCTATCAACATCTGTAAAGTTTGCATACTAACTTCATAACCGTGGGATATTCCAACTGGGGTTGCTACTGTATTCACCAATCCTTCGGCTGTTAATGCCAATACAACAATCTTTCCTTTTACTTTAGACCAATCGGCGTCCGTGTATGAAATATTATCAAATTTGTATTTGAAATTTATCCACACTCTACCGTTAGCATCTGTATTGATTGGGTTAGAACCTTTTACTCTTATAGCCTGAACTCCAGCGCCGTTGATTTTTGCTTGATAACTTGGTTCGTTTCCAAAAACCCGTAACACTTCCAGTGGTAAGGTTGGGTATGTTTCTTTTTTTACTTGTACAACCAGAGGCAAGCGACGTACCACGCCATCAAGTTCGGGTGCTGTCAATAACATTCCTACACCGGCAGACGATTCACCTATTTCTTTCATCGGCCCGATTGCGTTGGGGTAATCATACAACCATCCATCCACACTGCCGCCAATCGTCGCCATTCCTCTTGGTACTGGGACACCCTTACCTTTTACCGCCGCAGATTGTGATGTGATTACGGGTGCTTTTCCCAATATTTCCACAAATGCCGCGTCTCCACCCATTCTATCTTTTTCTGCAAATATAATTGGTAATACAACAGTAGCTGCTTCATTTTCGAACGCTTTCTTTATACCATCTGCCAATTCATTTCTTGGCCACGGCCATTGTCCTTTTTCTTCCAAACTTTTTTCGTCGATTTCAACAACAATAATATTTTCACTTTCAATTTTGTCTTGCGTGCGTTGATAATAGTCCAGCCCTTTTAAACGCAATACTTCTATTGGATATGGATCTTTCATACGAAGTGCAACCATGGCAGTTAATATCAAGACACCGATCCCAAATAGTTTGAGTATATACCCTTTCATTTTTGAACAACAGTCACTTTAAGTTTACTGCCATAATTGAGAGTATATTCTTTTGTATTACCGTCGCTGCTTATATTAAATATGGCATTTGCGTCGGCTTTTAAAGTATACCACACCATATTGTTTCCATTGGTTATATACAGTATGGCGTGAGTGCCGTTAGTTGTAAAACCATTATTCACAGTGGAAGTTGGAATAGATACAGTTGGTGCAATTGAGGTTGTCGTTGGTTGTACAGACTGTTTTGAAGCAATTGCATCCATAATAGCAATATTGGTACTTGGACTTATAGCAGTTATATCAAGATTTGCGACAACGGTTTCTTGAACTACAACGACTGGTAAGTTTGTTGGTTCGGTCGCGGATTCGGTTGGACTTTCTCCGACTTGTGCAACCGACGTGCTGGGAGATTTACTATCGGACTTTGTTTCTTTCTTTTCCATTTTTTTATTTTTATCTTCACCAGTATCTTCTTTTTCTGTATTAATCGCTGTTTTCTTTGCTTCTTTTGCGGCCTGTGTGACATTTTTGGGTGTGTCTATCAACAACATGTTGTTCACCTTGCTCTCGTCGTCAAAATTCAAAATTACAGGAGAAGACGGTACGACGGAACTTGATGCTACGAATGTGGCTTGATACGCCTTGGTCAACACAACGGTTCCAAGACCATTGCTCACTGTTATTTGTCCAATCACCGAGGGTCCGAATTGAGGTTGGGATGGAAGAAGAATAACAAGGCTTCTACCCAATTCATCAACTGTCATTGAAAAATCTGTACCGCGTACTGATATAGATGCCGTTGGTGTTTTTACTTTTACTTCTTCTTTATTATTTTTTGCAATCAACCCAGATGCATATCTAACGGTTCCCATCGTCGCTTTTATTCCAAGTTTTCCTTTTCCACTAACTGGGTCATACACAAAAGTATCTATAATCAGTTTGCTAAACTCGGTGCATTGTACTCTGGTACCATCTTCAAACGTTATACCGACACGCGATTTGAGAGTTTCTATGGTATCATCCATTTCAATGCCAACGCCAACCTGCCCATCCAATTTGGCGCTGGCCCTACTAACTTGTGTAGGACCAGTCACCTCTGTCAATTTTCCAGCAAAACCATAAACGTCATTACATAAAAATAACGTTAATGCCAATATAACAATTTTTTTCATTTTATGGGTTGCCTACGACAGTTGTTGCACTGCTCGGACCTTGTGGTGCTAATTGGTTTGAATTGTTGACTGTGAAGGTAGGAGCGGCGGTTGCTGTCTGTGACACGCGAATCACGTTGTTGCTTCCGATCAAACTATATTGGAAATATTGTTGAACCGTGCCTTGTTGATATATCATCATATCATTTCCCCCACCAAGAATGGTAACATCTTGATAGTGACCCGACTGACGAGTCCCGGTGCCAGCACTACCAATTTGGGTAGATTTTATGGTGTTGGTATTGCCAGTGACATCATACTTCAGATAGTTATTGAGACCGTTTGTTGTGGCATATGCAAATAGATTGGTGTTACCAGCAAACTTGATCTGCAAATCCGAACTTGCCAGTGTAGCTTTATCCGTTGCAGTGTTTTCTCCACCGTCGCGATACACAGTAACGTCATTGTTTATCCAAAGTCTGTTGGTGTTACCATCAAACTTGAAATTCATATTGTTATTGGCACCGTTGAAGTATATTCTTTGCTCGTTATTGTTTCCAGCAAAAGCCGACAGCAACTTCGTAGTGTTGGCTCCCGTGATAGAGAAATCCGTACTATTCCCATTGCCAATCTGCCTCCATTCCATGAAGATATTATCTCCGGTGATGTTGCTTGGAAGAGCAAAAGATCCAATTCTGTTGGATGCTCCGTTTTGTATGAACGTGGTGTCTCCTCCGGTTGTGATTTGGTTCACGTATATTTGATTGCCAGACGAGTTTCCCGCAATTGCACCAAGAGCACCTGGCGTTTGAGAATATATGGCCGACGCAAGTCCGAAGACTGCGGTTAGTATTGTAAACTTTATTATGTTTATTATTTTCATGGTGTTGTGTTTTGTTTATTGAACTTCCAGATATTCATTTTTTCACCTTGATAAATGATGTCTATCACGGCTTTTTCTATTGCACTGCGGACCGCAATTGTGTTGGGTTCGTTTGCGGTCAGTCCCAATTCAGATTCTATTGACAATGTTCCATGTTCATAGAATTTGAATAAGTTACCCGACACTGCTACACTGGAAATTGTTTTTGTTACGGCGGTGCTTAAAAGTATTTCTCCTGTATGCACGCTCACAAACCGCAATGATACTGTGACTACGTCTTTGCGATATTGAGTATTCGCTGATATGCCCAATAGGCTGGCACCCGCGCCACCCGTCAAAATATTGCTATCATATCCGATAATTCCACCTTCGGCAAGAATACCCGCAAATAGCATCGGGGTTAGTTTTTCGGAATTTTTTCCTTGGAATGTTTCTCTGGTTTGTGAAATGAGCTGCCGTTCTTTGATTATATTATCCAAACTTGCACGTTCCAACACTTGAAACCATGTTCCACGCCCCGATTGTCTCAAAGCATCAATCAACCAACTTTCAGCGCCTTGTGTCACGGCGGCAGAAAATGATGCATAATTATCTGCGGTTTTTCTTGCGCCCGTTTTATCTGCAAACCCATACACACCTATAGTGATTCGTGGGCCATCAATGATCGGAATAGAAAACAGTTCATTCTCCATTGGAGAAGTTTGCGTTCTTGGTACGTCGAGAATTGCTGGTTTGTGGGGGACAGAAGCACAACCACTCAGCAATAACGATGCAATAATAAAAATGGCATAGTTTTTCATCCCGGAGGCGTTGGTGATGTTGTTGGCGGTACCGGTACCAACGAACCGACCGGAACAGTTATTTGAGTAGTACTTCCGCTTGCTGGGTCGTTTATAAAAAGTGTAGCGAAATCTCCATTGCGTTGCCACGTGACAGTTGCACCGCCTTGCAAGTTTATTATGCCGAATGTTGCTCCACCGGAATTGAATATCTGGTCTGTGACTTGAGAAGCTAACTGTGAGTATATTCTGGCCTGTAAATTGTTTATGAACGTGTTTAATGGTGTATTTTGGGCCTGTGCTGCTGCTTGTTCAGCCTTTGATGTTGCAACATCTTTTATTGTTTGTTTACGAGTTCTCGCCAAATTCTCAATCGTTAACATAGTATTTGAAAAATTGACGCCGTTAAACGCCGACGACTTAAAAGAATGTACCATATCACTACCATATATGTTTATGGTACAAAGTGATATCAGCAAGAATGATATGTATTTTTTAATATTCATTTTCAAAGATAAATATCATATATATGTGCCATAATCACAAATTATTCATGCCCAAAATATAAAAAGCCCACGAAGTGTTAACCTCGTGGGCTTTATTATATAATAACCGACCAACCGATGTAATTACTTTACAATTGTCATACGGCAAGTACCCCAAGCCGTCAATGCACCAACCACGGCGTTATAAATAATGTCTTCGGACGATATGCCCGTTGCTGTTTGATGCTGATTTGCAGTTTCAACGCTCCACCGCATCTTTACTTCGACGCTATTTACATCAAGTTTAATCCCTTGGGATGCCTCGAATGTGTTTGGGTCATATATGCGTTCCGTAATCAATAAAACCTTAATTTTATCGTTTGAAAATGCACTTTGCAACCTAGATTCTAAAGATGGAACGGGAGAATCACCGGTTTCTTTTTTATCACTTGTATCTTCAATGTTCATATTTTTATTTTTCATATCAATCATTTTTAATTTTCTTTTTGTCATATATTTTGGTTTTTAAATGAAGTTAGGATTGAGTTTATATTATCTCTTCCTATTGGATTCATACTGTGAACCGTATATTCTGGTATGTCAAGTTTATTGTCCATACAATATTCTATTAGCCATTGTGCGCAATGAAATCCTGTTCTTTCTTTGTAGTTGTCATATGTTGGGGCTGTTCCAGCGGCACCTTGCGCATAATGTTCAACACCCAAGTCATGATCAAAAGTTATAAAATCTGGCAATCCATGTTGTGTAATATACTTAACAAAATAATCATAACTGCGAACTACAACCCAAGGACCGAGTGGGATCTCTATCCACGTTACATGCTTTGGATTCCTTTCGTCATCAAGAAATAATTTATAACTCATACAAACGTTACTCCAGCTCTCGCTTTTTTGCAAGCGTTAATTTCATTTTCTGTTATGGGATGTAGGTGTTCTTTATCAACTCGCCACGCTGGTTTCCAATTGTTAGGATTAAAATAATATTTTGGCTGGCGTATTTCTTTGCCATACATCCATCCATGAAAATGATATTCATTCCCATTGCGTAACATAGCAAAAATATACTTTCTATCAATAGAGTCGTTTTCTCTGATAATCAATCCTCCACGCGGATGTTCAGTAGAACGAACTTCATGTATTCCATCATCGGGTATTTCATGAAACTCATTCATGTTGTGTTTGAACTCTACCCCACAGACCTTTGACCAAGCGATTTCTGCGCCATATCCAACAATTCCCCAGTTCAAAGCTTCGGATTTATTTGCTTTTTTAACTGTGAATGAATTGAGATTTGATTTTCTAGATTCGTTGTAAACATAGGTTGCATAATCTTTGGCGAATTGCATTTCCTCTGGTTTCATTTTATATATAATTGGCATTTTCATAAATTTTATTTTTACATACATTGAGAATATACTTCGGTCCACATATCTTCCCAGTGTTCGTCGCAATCTTTCCAGCAATCGGGGCATAAAGTCACATAATTACGTTCTATATCAACGTATCTAGTGTTCATATGACCTCTTTTAGCATCTTCACGTTCACATGGACCATACCAACCTTGACACTTTAGTTTTGCGGGTTGTTCCATGTTATTCTTTGTACTTTTCAAGGAAGCGATTTGATATTGTCTTGAAGCTCATTCTACCTTTAAGAACTTCGCTGTATGTTTCACATGCAGAACGCCAAACAATGCCTTCGGCTGGTGTGCCGTTATCATAGTTTAAAGCCGAAGCAACTTCAAGCATTTTACTTACGGTTGTTGTTTCACCAAAACCAAAATCTTTCTGTGCAACAACCGGTACAACTTTTAAATTGTGCTTTTTTCCAAACTCAACAAGTTCATTGTATCCAGCATATTTGCCAGTATCAATGTCAAATAAGTTGAATAGATATAAATCAACTTCTTTTAATCCCATACGATTGCCTTGAATACCCGGTCCAACCATTTCGCCTTGAATGCAAAGATTGCGAGGTTCACTACGAAGAATTTCTTCAAGTTTAAGCTTGCGAGCCATCTTCCAGTGAACATTGTCCTCGGTTTCTTTCAAATCTAAATTTCTGGAACATACGCCGAAGTCGGCGTTTCTTCTGTATGCGGTAAAACTCGTGCCGTCCATTTTGAGTGTACCAACGAGCACAAGACCTTTGGATATAGCTTCATCAAGCACTCTTGGCTCAGATTGTAAACGAGTTTCGTCGGTTTTATGTAAAAATGCAGGAAAGTTGCCTTTAGCCATACCAGATAAGTGAGCGGGTACAACGGCCTCATATTTTTCAACGCCAACGACTTGTGTAACATCTTGTCCCACTTCATATTCACCCAACGGAATAATAGACAGTGGCATAGCCAAGCCTTGCGACAATTGTCCACGAAGACGAATTGTACGTACTCGTAGTTTCTTACCTTCTTCTTTGCGTAAATGGTCATTCCATTGTGCAATAGGAAGAACACTATCTATTTCAAAATAGACACAACGGTCCCCGACTTGAAATTCCGACTTTTTTACAACACATTCCCACCCAAGAACCTTGGCACAAAGAATTGCGTCTGCTCCGTTTATTGGAGACAGTTCCTTTATAACTTGAATTGATGCTAGTTTACGGTCCATGGCAGCACTTTATACTACCATGGACCATTGTCAACTATATTTTTTATCCATTCCAACCTTTTGGTGGAGTGCAATAATTTCCAAATGCTTTTGGCATAACTGGCTCTTTTGCTATCTTGGGCGTGTTTTGTAAATCTACTCCCATTTCAACGAGTGCTTCTTTACTAGCATAATACACACTTATTTCTACAAGCATGTCGCCTTTTTCAAAGCTTACTCTTGTAACTTTATCTTCAAGCTTACTTCCCCAACCAGTACCAGTATCAAACTGTTTATGACTTAATGGTGTGCTTGTGTCGGAACTAACATTCATTGAACGTAAAATTCCAGATGGCGCATTCAGACTTGTGTTCGATGCTAGAGTGGTGTTAAAATAATTAGAACAATTATTTGCAGCGGTTACTGTTCCACTCGTAGTCGTGACATTGCCAACCGTGTATGTACACGGCGCGGAAGTTGTGTATGTGAGTGGAACAGACGTTGTGTATGTGGGTGGGACCAAAGTTGTATATGGCACACGCGAATCTAGTACCCACCCAGAATAATACGGAACTTTTTCTTTGAATGTTCGCAATCCAATAACTCCCGCGTTAGTAGCATTACTCTTGGCTTGTTGCACATAGCTATTACCTTTGCTTGTGAATATAAATGAGGCAGAGTTATCATCGCTGATTCTATAGCCTTTTACATCCAAGCTGCTATAAGCATCTATAATGTATCCAGTGTTGGTTTCTTCTGCCGGTTTTCCAGTTACAACGTCCAATCCATCAACCGACAATACAGCCATTACTCTGTATGGATTATCGTTCTTTATTTTAACGGTATAATTAGTACCGTGACGAGCCTCGATGAAGCTCATACCTTTGTGGGTATATTCTTTACAAGCACGACCATTTACTTGGACGTGCATACTTACGTTATGCATATTCATATTTTTAACCTTTTGTTAGATGTCTAGCCGCACAATGCGGACTTCGAGTTATAACTATAGATTAAAATATGTTTTTGTCAATATATGATTAATGCTTCAACAAAAATACGTGTTTAACGTCTTTTCTTTGAGCGGGTCTATCACTGTCGCCACCAGGAAGTATGATGCAACTGTATTTTCTCTCGTCGTCTTCTTTCGAAGGCATCTCGTCTGTATATTTTATTGTATCAATATTCAGATCCTTGAATTCGGGATCGTTCTTGTATTCATCAAATATTGCTTGTCTTAATCCTTCTTTTGCGTCAGGAGTGATTTTTGTTTTTCCTGACTCTGGATCTTTTTCAAATCCTCTACCATGCTTTGATGTTAAAAATTTCTTGAATACTGGTGATGGTACGATAACCGATTTTTTCTTTGCATCTTTGACTTGATCGGTTCCACCCAACGAGTATGTAACTTCAATTCCCATTTGTTGACCAAGTTCAACAAACTTGCCCATTTTGGTGTAGAAGTATGATTTTACTGGGAACCCCGCTTCTAGTAATTGGCGTGTAACCGCCATTGCGGACTGGAAATATCTGTCACTGAAAAAATCACCCGCGTCATTCCAACGTATTTCTAAAATCTTATTGTCCCATTTTGCTTCTTGGGCATGGGTTCTAGCTTCGCGGAATGCTTGGATTATATATTCGGATGGTTTCTCTAGTATCAATTGAAGGCGCTGTGCAAGTTTTAGATTCTTGCCGTCATTCATGATATAAAAACCTTGAAGAGCGTAACAATCAACTGCACAACTGCCAGCCGATGGACATGTATTTATAATCTTAAAATCGCGAGCTTCTGGATCCCAGATAATTCCTCTCAACGCGGGTATTCCAGTGTTGATCGTCATTGTGTTTTTATCTCCGGTATGCAGAGATTTTTCACCAACGTCAAAAATTGTTTTTGGTGGCGTTGATAGTATTCTTATAAATTGATCGATCTTTACTTCTCTCGTTCCACTCTCGTCTTTTACAACCAATCCTCTCACCGTGGTACCTGTAAGTCTCGGCATGTTTTTTGCAGCCTTACCACCGGACTCGTATCTATCCAACTCGGAACTTAACCAATCTTTAACAGCTTGTACAGACATGCAACGAGTTTTATTCTCGGGGGCCGATGGGTCTACGTCTTTTAAATCGTCAGACTTCCAGTCAATTTCGTTCATCGACTCGGCCAAGATGGATTTTAATTTAATATGCATACTGTATAAGTATATATAAAAAAGAAAAACGTGGGTTCTTACCAATATAATAAAGAAATATTCTTATTGTATAGTCACAGCCACTTCTTTACTTCGGCGTCGTTTTTATATCCACCGGCTTTAGTAGCAGCTTTGATTTCTTTAAGTTTAGCGCCCTTGATTTCTTCCGCCATTATATTGATAGGATGCATATCATAAAACTTTTTATCAGAATCAAGATAAAACTTGCCATCGTCCGTTTCCAATCTTACAGTCGTATTGTCTGTATAAAATATAGCGTCGGTTACTTTCATTGTAATTCTTTTACTTGACCTTTTAGGGTTGGTCCTTTTTCCACCGAAAACCATTCGGTGATTTTATTACTATCAAATGGTTTGCCTCCACCTTTGACATTGACTGCTACAGTAATATGCGGAATCTTGTTTTCACTGTGAAAGCCCACTACGCGCACAGCAACAACTTTGTCACTCACACCATAATGAGTGACTTCAAGCTTTTGTTCTGTGTCAAGATATTGTTTAGCAAACTCGGGAGTGCCTCCAAACTTTATTGTCATATGATGACAAATCATTTTCCAGCCATTATCGCGAACAACAATGGGCAATCTGACAGCATTAATTTTGATATTATTATCTGCCCAAGCTGACAACGTGAGTTGGGATTTTTCGTCTAGTAATATTGCGGAATACATATGTTTATTATTTAATTGCTCGTAGCAGTTTAACGATTGTTGCCATAAAGCAGATTTCTTTATCTACTACGGAAGCATCTTGAAATTGCCCATCGGCAATAATAATTATAACGTCAGCAACATTGTCAGGTGCATATTCATCCACCTTCTCAAATAATACTGTATAAAAGTCAGCGAAGCTCTTTACACTATTATCGGCAAGTAGTTGACGGATGTTTGTAAATGCTTGTTTTTTGTTGGGATCCTTTAGCATATCAATTATCTTGGCCTTGGTATCACCTTCTAATATATCTTCACGTGCCAGTGTCAGCGCCCCATTAACCACGTTGCGCTGTGCGGTGTTGATGATAGCACGAATGTCTGGATAATGCGTATTCACAAGCAATACCACACCGTCTTTGTCTATCTTCACATTCTCTTTCTTGAGAATATTTACAAGATTGGCGGCAACATCTTTCTTGGTTGGGGGATGAATGGCAAATGATTGACAACGCGATTGAATAGGTTCAATGATGCGTTCATGATAATTACAAGTCAAAATGAACCTCGTATGCTCACTAAATGTTTCCATTGTGTTTCTCAATCCGGCTTGCGCGGCGGGAGTAAAATAATCGGCTTCATCCAATATAATAACCTTGAGCGGATTAAATCCAATATTACACGCAAAGTTCTTTATTTTAACTCGTACAGTATCAATGCCGTTTTCATCAGATGCATTGATATAAAGCACATCACACTTTATTGAGTTTGTAATAAGTTTAGCAAGAGTCGTCTTGCCAGTACCCGCGCTACCATATAACAGCAAATGAGGAATATCATTGGTTTCTATATATTGTTTTACCTTGGTTTTCAGCGTATCATTTCCAATATAGTCGTCTAATTTGGACGGGCGGTGCCTCTCGCACCAAATTGTGTGAGTAGAAACTTCTGGTTCGCTGTTATCGTCGATTAGAAAATTCATTTTACTTGTTGATCTTAATTAGGTAATAATTTGCTTCGTACTCATCGGTCTTGAAGTTAATACTCGCCAGACCGGCTGAATTTACCTTTAGCACAGAGCCAATCGCTCCACGGTTTTTTAACAATATTTCTTTGAAAAGTATCGCGTTGAAACTAACGTCTTTAGCCGGTTTGTCTTTTCCTGCCAACGGAACTACTTCCAATCGAATACGATTGTTATTTGTGTCACCATCCCCAATCACAAGCTCGACTTTATCACCTTTCTTGTTCAACCCAAGAGTAAAAGCTGCAACGTCCGGAAGTGCATTTTTGGCTTTGACGAATCGTTCGACGAAAGACTCGGTTAACTCAATTTCCAGCTCAAAATTACAATTCGAGTTCACAGCTGGCGCTTTCGGTATGACGGACATATCTGCCAACGTAATAATGGACTCGGTGTTCTTGTCCGATATTGCGAAGCTAATTGCTCGACCATCATCCAACTTATTTACAGTAACCTCAATCTCTTCGTCCAAGATCCCAAGCATTTTCTTTAATTGCGAAGTTTCATGTATGCCATACTCCCCCTTTTCAATACTCAAGTTGTTAAATTTTATGTTACCTGCCATTGTACGGTCGTCCGAAACAATGCCAGTTTTTAGATTCTTGCCGTCAGATTCCAACTTTACTCGCTCAATGTTCCCGTTTAAGTGGTATAATTCGATGAATTTTACTAGATTTGATTTATTCATGGTGGTATTCTATTAAAGAAAGTGTGGATGTCAATGGTTAATTAAAATTAAAAAACATGTCTATGGTTTCGGCATTCTCACTATACATGTTCCAGCGGAGTGCGGTATAAAAATCGGTAAACTTACCTTCTAACTCGGCATTCCAAATTCGGTTTCTGTCTATATATTCGTTGATAAAATTCATAATCACCTCGGGATCTTTTCCATCGTCCTTAAATGCCATGCCATCTAGACCGTATGGATTTTCTCTAAGATACACCCATTTAATCTTTCCACCGTGCATGATAGGTTCGGTGTCGTTTAATTTAAACTTTTTTAGCATGTCGTTATATGCCAACGACGCCTTACATTGCGCGGTAGAACCATCAACAAAATTAAACAATTCACGGTCTGTTGGATTAAAATTTTTCTGTGCCTCCGTGGTTGATATGAACTTGACCGAAGTATTCTTGGCAATATCTTCCAATGCAAATTCTCCCATTTGACTCTTGAATTTTACCACCTTTTTGTTAACTTCGGAGTTTGGAACGCCCATTAGAATGTCGGTGAGCACACTCTTCATGAAATCTCTAAACTTCTTTGGGTAAGAAGAGCGTACAACGTCCAAGCCTTTGATTTCAATCTCTTCCACGTCCTTATTTAGCTCCATGTTGTATACTTTGAGCATAGCATAGCGTTTCTTGACAACCCAGAATGCCGATTTAGCCACCACATCAGATGCAATCTTGATACGATTGTCTGTGGAGTTGAAGAACCTAACCATCATTATTTTATAAAATTCATTCAACTCGTCCGATACATCACTGATCGTTTTTATTGCAAACGGCTTAACGTCTTCAACTTTTTCGTAATTGGCGAGGGACTTTATGTCCAAATATAAACTATCCGTGTCAATGTAAACAACATAATCCTTATCTTTTGTATTGCAACGCTTATTAAACTTATTATTTACATACTTAGCACTGGTCTTGATTATCTCTTGGCCAGTCAGCGTCACCGCAGCCGCATTATCCAAGTCGTAAAAACGGAAAATACTAAGTCCGAGTACGCCGTACAAAGAATTGAGCAAAATCTTTTGCACTTGTTGACGGCGTTTCCAGAAGACGGTTCCTTCTTTATCGCCTTTGTCCGAGCACTCTTTCATCTTATTCTTGAACTCGACTCGCTCAGAAAACCATTTCTTTAGAATATCCGGTACACAACCGACCTTCTTTTGATCATATACAACGCCGTTGGCGCTCACGGATAAATTGTATTCCACTATGAGCTTAGAAAAATCTTCATAGGTGTACAATTCATTGTCAAAAATTATCTTGTCGGAGCTATGCTTGACGAGCTTTTCACTGTCCCAATCCTTGATAACGGCAACCTTGGTTTCGGGACTGATATTCAGGCTCATGATCACGGACGGATAAAGAGAATTGATATCCGCACTGCAAATCCAGTCGTAACGACCGGGTATCGGGTCTTTTACATATGCACCTTCAAACCCGACATCGCTACTGGGTTCATCGTCGTCGTTGGGTTTTTCAGCTTCGATCTTCTTGTTTGGAGCAACCATCTTTTTTCTGCGGAGATATGTAAGCAGCGCCCCTTCGAGAATCTTGGACGACACCCCGAATTCTTCGTAACCAGTATGACAAACGTGGCAAATGCTTTGTGCAAGCTCGATAAATTGTAATTGGTCGTTCATCTTCTTGACCAGAATAACATCGTGTAAGTTATATTCTATAAACTTCTTGATATCAGTCCGTTTCAAGTTGTCGATGGAACCTTCAAATTCAACCTTACCGATCTTCAATTCTTCTTTTGCGACCGTGTCTAGTCGGTAATTGGTAAGACTCTTACCACTGTATTTCTTGTACAACAAAAGATAGTCTAGGCAGTTTACACCTGCAAGCGTCATCTTGTTCTTGTATTTGTTCCAATAGCAAATGTTTATAGGAGACAGTCCGCTTGCCGCTTCTTCTCCAATCGCCACGACCATACGAGCGTGTAAGTACGGAAAGTCAAACCCGTCAATATTCCAACCGGTTGCAATTGTGGGATTTATTTCTCGCCATTTTTTTAAGAATTCGATCAATAAATCTTGTTCGGTGCGAAATGCAATGACACTGCTGTTGTCTTTTTCCTCGCTACTCACATTCCCGTCTTCGTCGAGAACAAAGCAATAATAACGATCATTCTTGGCATCATACAACGCTATAGCGGTGATTTTTTTCTGTGGGTCTTGTATATTTGGATACCCACCAACAGAATCGACTTCGATGTCGATGATTGCAATACGATGATTTACGCTGGTTTCATCACTTTCTCCATATGCATCTACCAACACTCTTGTATCCAGTGGAACGTCGGATTCAAAAAGTTTTGGATCTCTTGGATTATATCTTTCTACACGCTCAAGCTTATCACCATAAATAGATGTATACTTACCATCCCTAGCCTTCTTAAAGGCGTATGGTTTAAACTTAAATGACGTGTATGAGTGTACGTCGTCCCACAAGTGTACGATGTTTGTTTTTCTGTCGCAATATATGGCTTGGTACATATTGGCATCCTACACGAAACTAGTAGATTGTCAAGTCTCGTTCAGAGAACGATCTCAAATTTCATATCGTAATCACGTTGTCAAACCCTTCGGCTTTAGTCGGGGAATGCAATTTACTGGCTTGTTTTTCTATAACAAATTCCGGAACTTTGCGGGTCCGATTTGAATTTTGTTGTTTTGCCACATCAACCGGAGTATCAATAAAATACGCTCGCACCTCTGCATTGTTTGCCTTTCCAATTTGAATCCAATCCTTGCGGTCTTTTACACCAAGACTTGTGGCATCGATTATTGTATTCTTTCCTTGAGAAAGAGAATTGTCCACGCGGCGCTTTGCGACATCAAATACTCTGCCGTTTTGTGTTTGATCTTCGGCGTTACCCGTCAACTCTTGGCGTATCGCATCAGTCTCAATCAATTGGGCATTCAAAGATGTCTTTAGTCCATTAGCATAAGTGCTTTTTCCGGAGCCGCTGATGCCAACCATTACTGCTAAAATAGGTTTCATTTTCCCACAATATATTAGTTCTATTAAATGTCAACTAATTTATAAATTGACCGTCATTTATTTTTGTCTTCTTGAGATTCTTCTTTTTTACTGTCGATTCTATCCTTCTTAGTTTCATCGGGTGCGGTAGTTTTGTCCGGTCGGTAGCATCTTTTTAATTTCCATCCCATCGTCGGACTCAATTCAAAATAAAATATCGTGCATTTCTTTGGTAAATTTGCAATAGTTGCACCAACAAAATTCAATGACCCGTATGAAACCGGCTCACCCATGTCAGAATCGTATAAAGCATAGGTCGAAGCGTCCAATTTAAAATTAAAGAATGTCACTTCCCTTACGTCAATTTTTTTGAAGTGTGCGGGTTTTTGTTTCATATGATATAAATAGAAAACCGTCGAAGTTTTTACACTTCGACGGTTTTAATATAACCATTTATCCAACCAAATTATACAGCAGTTTGTTTGGTAATTCGACTCTCATCGGCGTCGGTATCAACTCCCGTTAATTGTTTACCGGAAGTGGAGGCTTTTACGTCGCCAACGGCAACCGTTGCCTTCAACGAATCTGTGGAAATAACACCCGCAGCAGCGGCGGCGGCTAGAACTTCCTCGGATGGAGTGGCCTTAGTGTACACCTTGCGAGGGCGACCAATGGCTGGCTTGACTTTACCAATCAACACGATCTCTTTTGCTTCCTCGGCTTTCTTTACTCGAAAGCGCAAAGTGATGTTAACTGCGTCTGGATATTTTACTTGAATATCTTCGATTGTAAAATGGCTTTCTGGCCATTCAATGTTTATGCGATTCTTTTCTGTTTTGTTGTTTTTTGACATAATTTTATTAATGTTTAATGTTTATTATTTTTATTAGTTTGTGTAACTAAAGTTTAAAGACTGGCATCCTCGCCTTGGCTGTAGCCATCACGATATCCGTTTTTGTAAAATTGGCTATAATACGAATTTAGACTAAATTCGAAACTATGGCCATTTTCGAAGTCACTTTGACCCATCGAGAACCCGACGCGGTATTGTTCTTGTTCAGATGGATCTTGATCAACGGGCGATTGCGGGGTCTCAAATTCTGTGCCGCAGTTATCACCGTTGTTTTCATAGTCGCGGCGCTCATCTGATTCAGATTGAATAGGTTGGGAAGAATCGGGCAAATTATATTCTTCACCAGAATAACCATCGCTATATCCGAGATCATATTCTGCATTGCGCGTTTCATCTGCACCGAAACCATACGGTTTGTCTGTTTCGTAATCACTTTCACCCGCCTTGTAACCTTCGTCATACGAACGAAGACCGACTGCACCAGTGAAGTCATGAGATTCAGACTCATCTTCGCAATCGTAACCGTCTTCGTTATCGGTGCTATCCGGAGCTAGATTTTCTGCATTGCTGGTGTAAACAACTTTGTCTAGCTCTTTAACAATATCCTTGATTTCGGAGACAACCAGATATTGACTCACGCGCATCTTCGGATGACTTTCGAATCTTGGTACGCTGACCACGTCTTTGGGGTTGACCTTGACGATCAATAGACGGTTGCCACCTTCAGTAATCTCGGCACCTTTGACGAAATGCCCATATTGAACAACATAGTCGAGCGCACCAACATGAAGACCGGTGGAGCAGTCACGTTCATACACTTCGTCCACCATGTTGCGCGGCATAGACGGGGCACAACCAACGCGGTTGTCAAGCTTGCCGCTGTAAATATCCATATAGTCATTCCGAACTGCCTTGTATGCAAGGAAGCAACCATCGTCGGTAATTGGAAGCCCATAATTCTCAAGAAATGTATAGGTTTCGTTGACCGCACGATTGCTTGGGTTTTGCATGAGATTTTGAAGAAACTTGATCATATGATCAAACTTGAATCCTTCATTCATCATCGCCAAGATGCGACTGGTTAGGGTATTATGCAGAGGAAATGTGCCATAGAAAACTTGACCGTCTTTCACGGTAATTTGTCCGTTGGCATATTGCGTTACTGCTTTCGCGACGTTGGCAAGATTTTCAATAATGTCAAACTCGCCTTTCTTCAGTGCTTCAACGATCTTGTTATAGTTTGGATGGTCGTTAGCAACAGTCAAGCACTCATCTTTTAAAAAAAGTGTGACGGAACCGTTCGTTTTGATGACGTATGGGATGTTATTTTTCATGGTATTTTTATTTAACAAAGTGATATATTATGTGCGTTTTATAGTTTGTCAACTATATTTTATGATTTTTCGTCGATGAAATTTATAATATCTGTCAAAGCGTATAAAGAATTGTATTCTCCAGCAACTTCAAAAATGTTCATATATTTTGTTTCCAACGTTTTAGAAAATTCCAAAAGGTCAAAATCAAAATCTTTTGGTTTTTCTGCCTCGATATCAAATACTTTATAAAATTCAATACTGCGGTTGGAACGATGTACAACGTTGTTGTAGAGTTTATAAAACTTTGTGAGCATGGATTTTGTGGCTGGGTTCTTTATATTAGGAATGATGTGACTATTACGGCTCAATTTATTGTGAACGCCGTTCAAAGAAAAAAGACTGGCGTGCAACGAAATATTAAACAATTCATTGGCATAAACGGATTTATTTTTTTGGACATGATCGTTGACCACATCGAATACATTAATCCATGTTCCCGCTTTACGAAGACGGCTGTTTGTTTTATTGATACCATATACCACGTCAACATCGTCGTTGAGTTTGTTTTCAACGAAGATTTTAAAAACTTCTTGTAACACGCCGGATGTCTGTTTTCCTTTCCACGTGTCGGGCGATTCTCTAACTAAATCTATGTAATAATATGTCTGCGTGGGATCAATCGTAGCTTTTACACGGCGACTTGATTGATTAGTTGGCGAGTATGCAATTACACTGTCGGTGATTGTCTCACGTTTCTCGCGCGGATTAGACGGTGCTTTTGGTAACGTGTCAACGTTGACCATCCACTCGTCCTTCCATCCAAAATATTTTTTATGCGCGTTCAACGTTTCAAAATTGGCAGACTGGTCAGATATAACAAAGCACGATGGTACGGTATCAATCTTGTAATTAGAATCGATGTAGTGCAAAATGCGAGAGTTTTTCACCGCTTCTTTACCCGTGAAGAAAAAAACATATTCTGCATCCAACTTATCGGATGGATAGTATG